AAGGGCTTCCGTGCTCAGACTGCCGCGCCGACTGTCGGTGGTGTGTCGTCCGCATCCTCGGGTATTAGCATCGGACGCTAAGGTTGAAGAAAGACGCGGTTGAAGATACCGCGATCAAAGAAAGCAACCTCGCTTCAACCTATGATCGCCTAACCACGAACCGTGAACCGTATCTCGAAAGAGCACGTTCCTGTGCTCTCCTGACGTTACCCTCGGTGTTCCCGAAGGAAGGCGTCAATGGTTCAACCGAGTTCTACCAGCCCTTCCAATCGGTAGGTGCGCGTGGGGTTAATAACCTCGCCAACAAACTCCTCCTATCACTTCTCCCTCCCAACACTCCGTTCTTCAAGCTCTCTGCTGATGACAAGACCATCGCTGAGTTGGCTGACGAAACGGCCCGTGCCAAGGTTGAAGAGAAGTTCAATGAGATCGAGCGGTCGGTTCAAACCCGTATCGAGACTGGTGGCTTCAGGTCGCCATTCATTACCGCCATACGCCAACTTCTGATTGGTGGTAACGTTCTCATTGTCAAACGACCAAAAGAGAAGATCAGGATCATTCGACTGGACAACTATGTTGTTCGTCGCGCCGCCAACGGTGACGTCCTTGAAGTCATTTCTGTCGAGAAGACTCGATACGAAGACCTCACTGACGACCTGAAGAAACTCGTAGACTCCGCTGATGTTCCCAACGCGGGTTCAACTCTGGACTCCGACAAGTCACTGAACATCTACACCGGCTACAAGCTGGAAGGCACCAAATACAAGATTCACCAATCTCTCGGTGACAAGGTTATTCCCGGCTCCGAAGGTTCCTATGCCAAAGACAAAGCTCCGTTCATCGCCCTTCGGTGGTCCTTCGAGGACAACGAAGATTACGGACGGTCCTACGTCGAAGAGTATGTCGGTGACCTAAAGTCCGCTGAAGGTCTATCCGAAGCTGTCATCGAGGCCTCCGCAGCCGCATCCAAGGTTGTCTTCTTCGTCGCACCTAACGGCCTGACCAGAGAAGATGACGTCGCTACTGCTGAGAACCTAGCGGTTATCACAGGACGTGCCGAAGATGTGTCGGTTCTCCAAGTCGAGAAACGTGCCGACCTTCAAGTGACCAACAACGTCTTGAACGACATTATCCAACGCCTCTCCTACGCATTCCTCATGCACACGGCCATCCAACGGGACGCCGAACGTGTAACTGCGGAAGAGATCAGGGGAATGATCAAGGAGCTTGAGGACACCCTAGGTGGAACCTACGCTCTTCTCTCTCAAGAATTTCAATACCCCTTCGTAAAACTCATTATGGCCGAACTGGTCGAGGAAAAGGCTATCCCCAATCTGGATGCCTTGAAGAAGGACGGTATCTCGATCGAACCCAAGATCACCACTGGTATCGAAGCGATTGGACGAGGACATGACCTCTCCAAGCTTCAAACCTTTATGACGCAATTCGTCGTTCCCTTCGGGGAGCAAGGTATTGCGATGATCAACGTCCCTGACTTCCTCAAACGTTGTGGTGTCTCTCTCGGGATCGATATGGACGGACTGGTGAAGTCCGAAGATCAACTCACGCAGGAACGCGAAGCTGCCATGCAGCAACAGCAAGAGGCTATGGCACAGGATACCGTGTCCAAGTCCATTCAAGCTGCCGCTGGTCCTGCTGCCGCCAATATGACCAAGGCGGGTAACGCTTAAAGGAAAACACAGTAAATGTCTGAAGCCGCGACTATCGACACCACGGCTGGTGTAATCTCTCCGACTATCGAGGAGAGCTACAAACAACTCAAAGCCGAAGGTTTGATTACCGACGACAATGACACTACTACGGATACTTCGACTGCAACTACGCAGACCGAAGATGCTGAAGGGGGCAAGGGCGGGACGGAGGCTCAGACTACCGAGCGTCCGTCTTGGCTCCCTGAGAAGTTCAAGTCCGTAGAAGACATGGCGAAAGCCTATGGTGAACTTGAGAAGAAAATGAGTGGTAAGAAGCCCGAAGAAGGCTCGACCACTGAAGAAGCTCAACAAGCCGCACAGGCTGTCGGTATGGACTTCGACAAGATGGCTGACGAGTTCTACGCTGACGGTTCACTGTCGGATGAAACCTACGCCACTCTCGAAGGTAAGGGTATTCCCCGCAACATCGTTGACAACTACATCTCCGGTCTTCAGGCGCAGTCTGCTGCCTATGAAGCCAAGGTGTTTGAGTTCGGTGGCGGTTCCGAAACCTACGACAAACTCACCGCATGGGGTAAAGATAACCTGAGTGACGCAGAGATCGACCAGTTCGACGCTGCGGTGAACTCGGGAGACCTAGCTCGCGCTGAGATCGCAGTCCGTGGTATTGCAGCTCGCATGGAGCTTGCTCAGGGTAAAGCCCCGAGTGTCCATGTGGACGGTAAGCCGAACACTGGCGCATCTGACGTCTACGAGAATGCTGCTCAGATGGAAGCTGATATGAACAACCCACTCTATCAGACCGACGAGAGTTTCCGTCAGAAAGTCTACGCCAAGCTTGGTCGTAGTAATATCTAACGTCGATGTATGAGGAAACATACCTCGACTCATTTGAACTCGTGATTGGACATGAGGGTGGTTTTACAGACCGACCCTCTGATCCCGGAAATTGGACAGGAGGCAAACGTAATTCTGGTCGTTTGGTCGGAACCAAGTTTGGTATCTCCGCTGCTGCCTATCCACACCTAGACATTCCGAATATCTCAATCGAGAAGGCTCGGGAAATCTACTACAACGACTACTGGCTCCCTAGTGGGGCTGCGTCCTGTAAACGAGGTTTGTCTCACGCAGTCTTCGACTCCGCTGTGAACAACGGCGTTGGTCGAGCAATCCGGTGGCTCCAAGCCGCTGTCGGGGTATCCCCTGATGGTGCCTTGGGTCCGAAATCACTATCGGCAATCAAGACCGCTGATCCAATCGAAACACTCAGGGAGTTCCAAGCGCAACGCACTTGGCACCACATGAAGCTGGACTCGATGGACGACGAGTATGGTCTTGGTTGGTCGAGACGCATCATCGGTGTGACCCTAGAGGCCATCGCCATGATGGAGAGTTCTGATGCACCTAAACCGACTGAGGTTGTCCCTGTGCCACCTAAGCCTCCCTTCGAGGTTTACGTTCCTACAGGATACGACCCATCTGATCGGTCCTTTGATCCGGTAGCTACTGCATTCCAGTCGCTATTCGGAAAACTAGTAAAGGCGGTAATCAAATGACCGTGAGTGCAATGACTTCCCTCGCAACGGCCCTAAGTGGTCCGCTTGTCGAGATCATCGATAACCTGTTCACGTCTGAAGAAGAACGGGCAGCGGCGAAGCTGAAGCTCCTGTCGCTGGAAATGCAGCCCTACTTGGCGCAGCTCGATGTTAACCGTGAAGAAGCCAAGAGCACCCGATTGTTCGTCGCCGGTTGGCGTCCGTTCATTGGGTGGACCTGTGGTTCCGTGTTTGCATGGAACTACATCGTGGCACCACTACTTTATTGGATATTCCTACTTATGGGTATTCCAGTTCCACCCATTCCCACTTTAGGTCTAGCTGAGATCACACCCGTATTGATGGGTCTACTCGGCCTCGGCGGTATGCGAACCTACGAGAAACTCAACGGTGTGGAAGGTAATCGATAATGGCGAGACAACGCGACTACGCCAAAGAGTATCGGGACTACCACGGGAAATCGGAACAGATCAAACGTAGGTCTAGCAGAAACAAGGCTAGACGTCTGATGATCAAGAAGCATGGAGCTTCTAAGGTTGCTGGCAAGGATATAGATCACAAGGACTACAACCCCAACAACAACCGTTCATCCAACCTTTCGATCAAGAGTCGGACTGCCAATCGCAGCCGACAACCAAAGCGATCCTGAAAGTAGGTGATCTAAATATCTCCCTCGACGGGGGCGCAGAGGGTTACAAATGCGCCTCCCAAATCCACTGAAGCTTTATGGTGAGACACCTCTCTAGGTGCTCCTCGGGTTCGTCCCGACACTACCTATAAGTTTCCCCCTGTAGTTACATAATAACTAGGTTGGCCCCTTTACGAAGGGAGAACCTTCCAGCGGTCATTAGGAACAACGGTGGAGACGACTCTTCCGCTCTCAACGAGCGGTTCCTCGTTTCACTGGATTTTCAAAACAATGGCTCAATCCATTTCTACTACTGCGGCTATCCCCGCAGGTCCGACTTATGCGGACAACCTTCACCTCAAGGTATTCTCGGGTGAAGTTCTCAAAACCTTCAATACCGAGACCGTTCTCAAGCAACGTCACCGTATCCGCCAGATCAAATCGGGCGTGTCGGCTCAGTTCCCCGCTCTCGGTAAAGCGGCTGCGGAGTATCACACTCCGGGCAACCTGATCGTCGGTCAGTCGATCGCTAACGGTGAGAAAATCCTCACTGTCGATGACCTCCTGATCAGCTCGCACTTCATCGCCAATTGGGAAGATGCGGTCAACCACTTCGAGGTTCGCTCGGAATACACCAAAGAGATCGGTATCGCTCTCGCCCAAGGCTACGACCAACAGCTCTTCGCTGTGGCCGCTAAAGCCGCTCGTGCTGGCACCGCTGGTGCTGTTGCGGGTATGGGTGCTGCGACCCGTGACGCTCTTGGTGCTGCTCCGACCCTCGATACCATCGTTGACGGTATCTACAATGCCGCGAAGCACTTTGACGCGAACAACGTTCCGAAGAACGATCGCTTCGTGTTCGTTACCACCGATCTCTATTGGGATTTGGTGCAGGATGGTCGCTTCCTGAACCGTGACTTCGGTAACGGTAACGGTAGCCAAGCTAACGGCGGTCTTATGAACGCTGCTGGCTTCCAGATCGTCCCGACGAACAACATGAACCTGAACTTCGGCGTTGACTCGC